CATCAGTTGAAAGTGGTGCTAGGCAATTTGCTACACTAGCAAAACAATTAAGACAAGGCGAATCAGGCAAGCGACTAATGGCAATGGGCTTTACCACACAAGAACTTAATGAAAATATGATTGCGTTCAATGAGATGATGCATGTTTCAGGTAGAACAAGCAGAATGACAAATCAGCAATTGATTGATGGTACAGCAAAATATTCTTTGGAACTAGATAGGATTGCCAAGCTGTCAGGCAAAAGTAGAAAACAGCTTGAAGAAGAAATGAAGGCAAAAAATCTTGACATTAGAAGACAAATGGCTATCAACAGATTAGGTCCTGAATTTGCTTTAGCTTTGGAAGATGCGGCCACTGCTAGTCCTAAGCTGGAAGCGGCATTGTTAGACATGGCTGACGGAGTTGCTAATGATCCTCTTACCAGAATGTTAATGGCAAACAGTGATACATTTAGAAATGAAGCACAGAACATTCAAAACATGACAGCTGAGGAACGTAGAAATTTCTTTGCCCAAGTAAAAAATGATGGTATGAAATTTGCTAACCAACTAGGAGAGGCTGGTGTACAAGCATCAATGGCTGGAGGTACAGCGGCAGGCGAATTTGTAACTATGGTTGGAGAACTTGGTAAAGTAAAAGAAACCATTGAAGGAACCAATTCATCTGTGAAGGCAGAACAAGAAGCACGAGACGCGGCTACAGCACAAGTATCTCAATTCGCAGAAGCGGCGGCAACTGCTACAGGACTTATACAACAACAAGTGCTCAACAGTGAAATATTTCAAAAATTAAAAACTGACATAACAAACTTTCTTCCATCTATTGAGGAAGCTCGATCATTGGCAAATGCCGCGGCTCCTTATATTGATCAAGCACTAGATGCCCTTTCTGGTGTATATGATTATTTGAAAGGCGATGGATTAAAATTTTTAAAAGAATCAGTAGAAGGTATTTGGGGATGGATGACCGGAGATGGTTTGAAAATGGCTATGGATGCTTACAAATATTTTAAAACAGATATGCTTCCTAAAATTACAGAGTTTGTTGAAAAACTAGGACCATTAATAGACAATATAGTTGCTTTCACAGGAAGATTTTTACAGGATCCTGGAGCGGTTTTTACAGATGAAATACTTCCAGAAGTACTGAAATGGGGAGGACTAGTAGCGGCAGGAATAGGGGCAACTATCATAGCAATAGTAAAAGGCCCGGCAATAGTGGCGGCTCTTAGTGCGTTGTTAGTAGGGATAATTACAGGTCCTTTTGGAGTTGCTTTCCTAGTAGGAACGGCAGTCATAGCCGCACTTACAACGGCAGTGGCGGCTTTTGGTGTGGAAGGTATCAAAGATTTTGTTATGAAGGGTTGGGACAAGTTTACACAAGGCATAAAAGATGTCTGGTCAGGTATTATGGATTTCTTCACGGGCATAATAAATTTTGATTTAGGATCATTTTTTAGCAATTTGGTTCCAGATTCGGTTAAAAATTCAGCCTTGAATCCTATGAATTGGTTTGGAAGTAGCAAAACACAAGCCAAAGCACCAACTTCGGTACAGGTTGCTGAAGCAGAATCCGAAGTAGAAAAGGTAAAACCAATTACAGATAAGATAAGTGAAACAGCCGATTCTGTGGTCAATGATGGCACTATTGCGTTAAATACATTGATGATGGAGCAAAATGATTTAATGAGGAAACAGAACAAGCTATTAGCGAAGCTAGATGGTAATATGCTTGGCTAGGAAAAATAATGAGTTGGAAAAGATATTTTACACAAGCAGACAATGATGGATCTAACAGTCCATTAAGTATGTCAGGCTCACAGCCAGGACCTGCTAGAACAAATTATTCAAGTTACTTACCGGATGTGTACACAGGTGCGCCAAACAGAGTAGAACGTTACGGACAATATAATGTAATGGATCAAGACTCTGAAGTAAATGCGGCTCTTGATATTTTAGCAGAATTTTGTACACAGCTTAACGCTACAAACAAAACTTCCTTTCAAATTGATTTCAAACAGCAAGGTACAAGCAGTGAAATAAAAATAATCGAACAATATCTTCAGCAATGGCATAGACAAAACAATTTTGAAACTAGGATGTTTAAAATTGTAAGAAATGTTTTTAAATACGGAGATGCTTTTTTTATTAGAGATCCTGAAACAAAGACTTGGTTTCATGTAGATCCAGCAAAAGTATCAAGTATTATTGTAAATGAATCAGAAGGTAAGAAGCCTGAACAATATATTGTTAAAGATATCAATCTTAATTTTGTTGATAAGGTTGCTACAACCCCATATACAACTAATGGAAATGTTACCGGAGGAGGCGACGGTTATCTAACAGGCGGCGTTAGGGGTATGGTTGGTAACACTTCAACACAAAGTAGCAATTCAAGATTTGGAATAGACAAATCTAAAGAAGTAGCAATTTCCGCAGAACATATGGTACATCTAAGTTTATCTGAGGGCTTAGACAATAATGCTCCATTTGGTAACAGTTTGCTAGAAGGTATATTTAAAGTATACAAACAAAAAGAATTACTTGAAGACGCTATCATTATTTACAGAACACAAAGAGCTCCGGAAAGAAGAGTCTTTTATGTTGATGTAGGTAACATGCCATCACACTTGGCAATGCAGTTCGTAGAACGTGTCAAAACGGAAATCCATCAGAGACGTATTCCGTCAAAAACTGGTGGAGGCACATCAGTAATCGATAGTGCTTACAATCCATTATCTACAAATGAAGACTACTTCTTTCCGCAGACAGCAGAAGGAAGAGGTTCAAAAGTTGAAACACTACCAGGCGGTACTAACTTAGGTGAAATTGATGACCTTAAGTATTTTACAAATAAACTTGTAAGAGGACTACGTATTCCAAGTTCATACTTACCAGCGGCCGCACAGGACGAAGGACAAAGTTCTTTCAATGATGGAAGAGTAGGAACAGCTTTTATACAAGAATTAAGATTCAACAAATACTGTGAGCGTTTACAAAACTTAGTAGCAGAAGTATTCAATCAAGAGTTCAAAAGATATCTTTTAGAAAAAGGTGTAAACATTGACGTTGCTATGTTTGATATTGTTTTTCAAACTCCGCAAAACTTCGCAAGTTATAGACAAAGTGAATTAGATAACCAAAGAATAGGTACGTTTGCTCAAATACAAGCAATACCATTTGTAAGTAATCGCTATGCCATGAAACGTTTCCTTGGACTAAGTGATTCTGAGTTAGCAGAAAACGAAAGATTGTGGAGAGAAGAAAATGCGGAAAATATTACAATGCCTACTAACGCAAGTGGCGAAATGAGAGGAGCCGGTGTAAGTGGAGCAGGCATTGATGCTGATATTGCCGGAGCAGAAGACACAGCACCGGATGACACAGATCCAACGGTTAATGCGGGAGCAACTGATACAACAGGAGCACCAACTGACACAGCATTGGGAGGAGCCGAGGAAACACCTACGGCATAAATAGTTACATGATACTGCGTGAATTTTTTTATTTTGATAAACAAACCTTTGAACCAGTCGAGGACAAGTCCTACGATCCAACTGATGACGAAAGTATTGTCAAACGCGATGATACAAGGAAGACACGCCTTACTTTAAAAATGATCAATAAGGCTCGTCGAGCCGCAGAATTCCACCAAGAAGAAAAAGAAAAGGAACTAGAATTTATACGTCAGATGTACGGCGTTGCGGCACAACCTGAAGTATAAGGAGCCTTTAAATGACTGTTGCTTTCGTAATAGGTAATGGCGAAAGCCGTAAAAATATTGATCTCTACGCACTAAAGAACTACGGTAAAGTATACGCTTGTAACGCTGTATTCAGACATTTTAGACCCGATTATCTAGTTGCTGTTGATGTAAAAATGATTTTAGAAATAAATCAACACAAATGGCAAATGGAAAATGAAGTATGGACTAATCCTAATAAACAGTTTCACGGATTTCAAGGATTTAATTTTTTTCAGCCTAGTAAAGGTTGGAGTTCAGGACCAACAGCACTATGGTTGGCAAGCACACATAAACACGATACAATTTATATTTTAGGATTTGATTTTCACGGTAAATTAGATGATAAAGGACAGCGTACGAAGGTAAATAATTTGTACGCCGGTACGCATAATTACAAAAAATCTGGAGAACCAGCAACATATTTTGGTAATTGGGAACGGCAAACAGCGTCAACTTGCGAAGCACATGCGGGTACTAAGTACATAAGAATAGTTGAAGACAATGACGATTTTGTACCAAAGCAACTTAAAAAAGTTGGCAATTTATCTCATATAACAATAAGTGAATTTATGAGATATTACGATTTTTAACATTCGGATGTCAAAATAGCCCGTTTTGACACCATTTTCCACGTATTTTATAAGAAAAGTGTAAATATTACTGACAGCCTTACACCATTAACATGACAGGAGAAACAAAATGGCAGATCAATCAAAACTAGAGCAAATGCTCGAAAAATTAGTTAACAATGATCGCGATGGAGCGGAATCATTGTTTCACGAGTTTGTAATCGAAAAATCACGTGGCATTTATGAAAATATGCTAGAAGATGATTTAAAAGACTTAGAAGTCGACGAAGCATCTCACAAAAAAGATGAAAAGAAGAAAAAAGACGATAAGGATATGAAAGAAGCTGGCGACGAAGAAGTCGATGAAGCTTCAGACGATGAAGAAGTTAAAGAACAGTCAGACGAAGAAGTAGATGAAGCATCAGACGAAGAAGTAGATGAAGCATCAGACGAAGATGTAGAAGAAGCTACAGATGAAAAAACTGACGAAAACTTNNACACCAGAAGCTGACCCAATGGGCGGTGACGCAACGGACGACATGATGAGTGACATGGAAGACGATGGCGAAGAAGGTGATATGGATAAAGGCGACGACGAAGAAATCGAAGACAGAGTTGTTGACCTAGAAGATGCTCTTGATGACCTAAAGGCAGAATTTGAAAAAATGATGTCTGACAAAGGTGACGATGAAGGTGGTGACGATGATGCCGCTGACATGGACATGGGTGATGAAGAGAAGGAAGACGAGGCATTTGAGCCTACTTCCGAACTTGGCGGTGAAGAACTTCCTGTAGAAGACATGGAGCCAGCTTATGAAGGCAAAAAGTCTCAACAGGAAATTATGCGTGAGTATGTTAATAAAGTTGCTATGCCAAAAGGCGAAGACAACAAAGCTAAAAGCCCAGTAGCAAGTGCTAACAACATGGGTGGAACAGCAAGTAACATAGCTCAAGGCGGCGAAGGCGATACAAAAGGTTCAGGACAAACTCCTAAGGAAGATTCCGCAGGAAACGTAAATGTACCAGGTAACGCTAAAGCTCCAGCATATAACCAAGCCAAAGGCCACGGTGCTGAGAAAAAAGGCGCAGGCGAAACAGGTGCTGATGCAAAATCACCAATCGGCTCCTAAACTGGGGAATAAGGGTAGATGTTAACTTTAACTGAAACACTATCATTCGACCAAGCGAAGATGGTCGTGGAGCAT